GTTCAGGATTCGCTATCTGATGATGTTCTAGGCCATATAAGATACAATGAAAATTACCTGATGTCAGTCATGGTTTACGGACTAATGGAAGAAATCGATAAGCTGAAGGGCGAAGTTAAGGAATTGAAGCGATGAACAACAACAAATCAATGTCTGAATTTATGGCGCTCATGGCAGAGTATGGAGATAATCTAACTTGCCCTAAGTGTGATAGGTATTTATTCGGCGTTTATGTAAAGCCTAAAATTGGATTTAGCTTCACTTGCCATGCGTGTGGGCATATCGATAAAGAATCATTCAAGGACTATGAGAAAGTGTTTTGGGAGTGGGTGAAATGAACGAATTGAAGAAAGGCGATTCAGTTAAGGCTTGGGATGATGATCCTAGTGATTATGTGATAGGTAAGTTTATGTTTACAGATGAAATAGGCGGTGATGTAATGACTTCGGTTTTTATTGGGTCTATGAGATTCTCGGAATGGTTTTCTAACGCCGTAAAAATCCCTGACGAACTGGCTAAGCAATTGGAGGATTTGGGATGAGTGATCCAATTTATTTATACTTATGTGCAATGCTCCTTGCCGTAGCATTGCTTGAGAATCTATATCTTAGACATAAGATCAAGAAACTAACTACAAAATGCGGTCGATGGGAAGATATTTGTGCAGAACACCGAGCTGAGATCATCAAGCGAGCTGGCGAGAAAGCTATGGAAGGTGTAGCAGAGCAGAATCGGGAAGAAATTAAAGAATATATGGAGCGGGAGGGAGCAAATGAAACACGACCTAAACAGTCTTCAAAAACTATCCATTGACGGACTAACAGAAAGCATGGATAATGGAACGACTTCGGGATGGGTTGAAGTGTATTCTAGCCAGTTAACCGAAAACGACATACGCGAAGCCGCCAAAGCTGGCAACGCTGCATTCGAATATTGGAAAGAGCATGGTGTTTTTCCAGAAAGTAAAGATGATATTGAGGATAAGTTATGAGTGATTTGTATATCAAGTGCGAAGAAAACAAAGGACAGGCTCTAGTTGTGGATTCAAAACACAATTGCGTATCTATTATGCTTCCTTGGGAAGGCTGCACAAGAACTGAGTATGTGGTTTCGATCCCTAATGAAGGTCTTGAAGCATTCAAAGAAGCGGTTTCAAAAATGGAGGCTAGATAAAATGACAGGTTTTGAGATTAATAAGCGTTTAGCTGTGCTTGTGATATTGGATAAACTAGGCAGTAAGGTCGCATCTATTGAATATGACGATAGGCAAAACGTGCTTTGGGTTGAGACTGTCGGGTTTTCAGCTTATGAAATTCCAGACTACTGTAATGATTGTTCAGCTATGGGGCCTGTTATTTTTGATTTGGGTATTAGTATCGTTTACGATGATGTTTTTAATACGTACTGCTCTTTTTCTAGTGACTGGGAAATTATAGATATAACTAGAAAAGGAAAAGATGCCTTAGACTTATGTAGAGCTTCTGGTGAATACACTGACAAAAACCCACTACGAGCAGCCGCGCTAGTTGCTATTAAAGTTTTGGAGGCTCGAAATGAATAAACCAAAGCTAGACCATTTTTACATGGTGACAACGGATGGAAAAAACTGGTTCGAGGCTTCGTTTAGAAGTCTTGGTGATGGCGAAGGAAACTGCACTTGGTTTGCTAGCTATGAAGGCGAATACTGTTATTGGTTGGAGAGAATTATGAGTGATTGGATTGCCAGAGAATACGCGAAAAAATTTAACCCAGAAGATTTGCATGGTAAGGATGGCAAAATCATGGTTGGCGTGGATACCGGAAAGGAAGAAAAAACTATAGTAACAACTTTCCATTGTGATGATGGAAATGTTTATGTTATTTCGGTTGATTCCGGCACAAGCTAACAAGTATTGCACGCAAGAAATCATTCAATCGTACACAGACAATCTGAAAGGTGTCGTTGACTTGAAAGCAATCAAGGCGGAATGTATCGAATCCGGCAATCGAAGCCCGAAAAAGTCGTTTATTAAGGGCTATTGGTTGAAATAGTTGTTGCTTTTTGGTTTTGATTGGGTTATTGTTGGGTTTTTAATAGAGAGGAAGTGGGTTATGTTAAGAGAGATGTTTTTTGGAGGGCTTGAAGAGAGAGATGGCGCTCTTATGTTCATAAATCTTCTGTTCTGGGCGATGACTTTTATTTTGATTGCATTTGTCTATTCGGTAATCGATGAGCATAATGGAGAGAGCGCCACGGCAAGCGCCAAGGTTACTGATGTTGTTTTTGTGCCTGAACATGCCCAGATGGTTGGAAAAGTTGTAATCATCTTCGAGGATGAGTGGACTGTTAAATTGTCAAACGGGGTATCGTGTAGTTCTAGCGTTGATTATTTTAACGTTGGGGATAATGTTGTCGTAAACTACACTGTTGGCGGGTTGAGTGACGCTAAATATTGCGATACTATCAAGAAAATTGATTTGGAGGATTAAAAAAATGAAACACAAAGTAAGTAGAGAAGAATTTGAACAGGTTTTGCATGATATAATCGGTAGTTGGATAACTGTATTGCCTTGCTCTGAATATCGCGGACTAAAGAAAAAATTAGAATGTCTAATCGAATCTGGAAAAAATACGCAGTATCGTGTAGTTGCGTTTGGTGTTGATTATATCTACACTTATGACGCTCACGAAGCGTTAGAAGTTTATAATTCGATTGAGGGGTAGGATATGAAACTAACACAAGAAGAGCTACAAGGCATTGAGCGAAATATAACTAACATTGTTGATAATGGTGATGGATGGTATCATTTTCATTTGGACGGTGGAGCGGATTTATCCTATATTTCTATGAAAAAGAAAAACCATATTTTTTCTGATGCAAGTTATTACGCTAAATGGAATATTGGAGGTGAAGAAATAAAAATCAGCAATGCGGAAGAAGTTTACGAGCATTCCATAGGTGCTGTGGAGCGATATAATGCACGAGCGGAAGAAGAGGCTCAAAAAATCAAACAAGACAAGTTCAATAAAGCTAGACAGAACTTGATCTCGCATATCGTAGACCGATACGCATAACCCGCACATGATATAATAAGGCTTCCTCAAGGAGGCCTTTTTCATGCCAAGTAAACAGCAACCACCAGCAAAACCAAGTCACAATCTATCGCCAGAAGAGTATGCTCGTACGATAGGCGATTACCTAGAATTCTGTAAATACATATTCAAAGAAGTTAACGGCTTTGATATGATCGTTACCGACTACCATAGAAAGATCTGTGAAACTATGGAGCAGGTTATTATTGGCCAGAAGAAACGCGTCATTATTAATATCATGCCTCGTGTAGGCAAGACCCAGTTTGCTGTGATTAACTTTATGGCATGGTGTATGGGTCTATTTCCTAAGTCAAAGTTTATCCATATTTCATACTCTGCCGATCTGTCAGCAAACAACTCATACCAAACGCGTGATATTGTGCAACATGAAGCTTATCAGCGCCTATTTAGTAACGTATCAATCAAGAAAGACTCTAACGCTCGTAACCACTGGAAAACGGAGCAGGGCGGAGTTGTGTATGCGACATCATCTCTTGGTCAGCTTACTGGTTTTGGTGCTGGCGATAAGTCAAAAGATTTCGCTGGTGCGATCATCATAGACGATCCGTTGAAGGCTCAGGCGGCATACTCCGAGACGGAGCGACAAAAGATAAACGAATGGTTTACCCAAACACTATACAGTCGATTAAACTCGCCAGACACACCGATAATTGTGATCATGCAGCGATTAGCTGTATCTGATCTAACGGGATTTTTACTTGAAACCAAAAAAGGTGGCGAATGGGATTTGATCAACCTTCCTGCGCTCGATGAAAATGATGAGTCAGCCATACCGGAGTTCTTGCCTACAGAAGAGCTTTTGAATATGCGAAAGGACGATCCTTTAAATTTTGCTGGACAATATCAGCAATTGCCAATAGTTAAAGGCGGTAATTTGATGAAGGATCATTGGATTCGTTGGTATAACCAGTACAGCTTGCCAGAACTTGAATACTCATATATTACTGTTGATACCGCCCAAAAAGTAAAGGAGCAAAATGACTTTACAGTGTTCCAACACTGGGCAAAAGGTGTTGACGGAAATATATATATGCTTAACATGCTCCGTGGCAAGTGGGAAGTGGATGACCTAGAGGTTCAGTTTGAGAAGTTCTACGCAGCCAGCAACTCAGTGAACCAAGTAAGGGCTTGCCATATAGAAGATAAATCAAGTGGCACTGGGTTAATCCAAAAG